CCCAACTGGCCCACCATCGACACCGTCCTCGGCATCGCGCAGACCCCCGGCGCCTACGGCTGGTTCTGGCTGAAGAACCACGCCGACCCGCACTCCACACCAGGCGTCGGCCGTGACCTCGCCGGGCGCCTCTACGCCGCCAGCGACGCGAAGTTCAACGACCGCCCCCATGAGCACGCCGCCAACGCCGGGTACCTCGTCCTGCTCGTCGGCGTGGAGGACGGCCTCGGCCTGTGGGTGCCGCACAAGGGGTACTCCCACATCAAGCCCATCGACCCGGACGAGCCGAGCACTCAGCCGGACGTGCCGCGCTGGCTCCCGATCCGCGAGGTACTGAAGGACCTGCCGGACGGGGCGCGGCAGAGCCTGCACGGCTGACCCCGCACGCGCCAAGGGCCCGCTCTCGCCACCGGGAGCGGGCCCTCGCCCGTGTGCGCACCACCATGCCGCCAGTTGCACACCTCGTTACCATCAGACCATGGATACCGGTAACGAGCCACCCGTACCGGCCGAACCCACCGAGGGCGACGGCCACGCCGACCCCGCCCCCCACACCCCCCAACCACGCGCACGCAACAACCGCAACGGCCGCTTCGAACCCAGCCAAGCCACCGCCGACAGAGCCGCCGAAGCAGCCCGCCTCAAAGCCGAAAACCCCAAACTCACCTACCGGCAAATCGCAGCCGCAGTCGGCTACCACGGACCCGGCGAAGCCTGGCGCGCCATCGAACGCTGCCGCAAAGCCGCCCTCGAAACCGCGGGCGCCGAACTGATCGCCTCCGAAGCCGCCCTCCTCGACGAACAGTTCGTCGCCGCCATGGAGATCCTCGACCGCGAACACCTCATGGTCTCCCACGGCCGCATCGTCAAGGACGACGCCGGCACCCCGCTCCTCGACGACGGCCCACGCCTCGCCGCACTCCGCGAGATGCGCGCCATCCGCGAGTCCTACCGCAAGCTCTACGGCGCCGACGCCGCAACCAAGGTCGAACACTCCGGCGGCGTCACCTACGAACTCGTCGGCATCCAGCCCGAGGACGTGGTGTGACCACCGCCGTCGTCCGGTTCGAACCCCGCGGCGCCAACGTCGACCTGCTCAAATGCCGGGACGCGGAAGTTGCTGCAGTCGGCCGGGCCGGCACCGGAAAGACCCTGGCCGCCTGTTGGAAGATGCACCTCACCGCGATGCAGGTGCCGAACATGCGCGGCCTGATGCTCCGCGCCACCCACATCAGCCTCACCTCGACCACCCTCATCTCGTTCCAACGCCAGGTCGCGGCACAGGCCTTGGCCGACGGGAGCGTCCGTTGGTTCGGCGGATCCGGCAAGGACCCTGCCGCGTTCCGCTACGCCAACGGCTCCACGATCCTGGTGGCCGGCGGCGACAAGCCGGAGAAGTTCCTCAGCGCCGAGCTGGACCGCATCTTCGTGGACGAGGCGGTGGAGATCAGCCTCGACCTGTACGAGACGCTCATCAGCCGCTTGCGCGGTAGCGCGAAGACGTACAAGCAGATTCTGCTGTCGACCAACCCTGGCCACCCCAGTCATTGGATCAAGCGCAGGGCTGACTCCGGCACCCTCAAGATGATCACCTCGACCCATCGGGACAACCCGTACTACGTGAACCGGGACGGCTCGTACACGGAGCCGGGCCGCGAGTACATGGAGAAGCTCGACGCGCTCACTGGGGCGCGGCGCCTGCGCCTGCGGGACGGATTGTGGGTGGCGTCCGAGGGTGCCGTGTTCGAGGGCTGGGACGACAGCGTCCACATGATCGACCGCTTCAAGGTGCCGGACTCGTGGACGCGCTGGTGGTCGATCGACCTGGGGTACACGAATCCGTTCTGCTGGCAGGACTGGCGCGAAGATCCCGACGGCCGCCTGTACCTCGTCCGCGAGATCTACATGACGAAGCGCCTGGCCGAGGACCACGCGAAGCAGATCCTGGAGATCATGCGGCAGAACCCGGACGAGCCTCGCCCGCGCGCGATCATCACCGACCACGACGCCGAGGACCGGGCCACGTTGGAGAAGCACCTCGGCATGTCCACCGTCCCGGCGAAAAAGACCGTCAGCGACGGCATTCAGGCCGTGCAGTCCCGACTCAAGACTCAAGGCGACGGCCGGGCACGGCTGTTCATCATGCGCGGCGGCCTCGTCGAGGAGGACAGGACGCTCGCGGACTCGGGCCGTCCGACTCGGACGGCGGAGGAGATCCCGGGCTATGTGTGGGCGGTGAAGCCGGGGAACGGGGCGGGGCTGAAGGAGGAGCCGGTGAAGCAGAACGACCACGGTTGTGACGCCTTGCGGTACATGGTCGCGGAGCGGGATCTGGGTGGGCGGCCGCAGTTGCGGTTCGTCGGGTGACGGAAGGATTTGCGGCCATGTGGTCGAAGCTCGCGCTATGTCTGAAGAATTTGCGGTCTGCAGTCTATTTGACAGGAGGATTTACACTGTTCTCGACTGGGCTTGGCATGCGCTTCGGTCTATGGCTTGGGCTGTGCACCGCCGGGGTCCTCGCCGTTCTGTACGAGCACCACCTGAGCCGCACAGCCAGATAGCCCGAGGGGAGGGAAGCGGTGGGCGACAGCTTCCTCACTTCCCTCGCTAACACCGCCACGACCTTCCGCAACCGCTCCCCGATTGCCCTCGCCCCCAACGGCGGCCGCTCCGGGCTCGTGTCGAGCATCGTTCGCCCCGCCGGCCAGGAAGCGCAGATGCGCGCCATGGGCAGCGTCGGCACTCTATTCGCCATCGTGGAAAGAATCACGACGGCGTACAGCCAGGTCGAGTGGAAGCTCTACCGCAGCTCGACGTCCGGCCGCGACGAGGACCGCAAAGAGGTCACCTCGCACGCAGCCCTCGACCTGTGGATGCAGCCCAACCAGTTCATGACGGGCCCGCAGTGGCGTGAGGCGACGCAGCAGCACGAGGAACTGACCGGCGAGCAGTGGTGGGTGATCTCCCGCGACGAGCGGTCGTCGATCCCTCTGGAACTCTGGTTCGCCCGCCCCGACCGCATGACCCCCATCCCGGACCGGGACAACTTCCTGTCCGGGTACGTGTACTCGTCGCCCACCGGGGAGCAGGTCCCCCTCGGCCTGGACGACGTCATCATGCTGCGCCGGCCGAATCCCTTGGATCCGTACCGCGGGTGGGGCCCGGTGCAGACCCTCCTCGCCGACCTCGACAGCTCACGGGCCTCGGCCGAGTGGAACGCGAACTTCTTCCGCAACAGCGCGCAGCCCGGCGGCATCGTCCAGGCCGAGCAGCGCCTGTCCGACGACGAGTTCAACGAGTTCCGCGACCGCTGGAACGAGCAGCACCGCGGCGTCTCCAACGCCCACAGGATCGCGGTCCTGGAGAACGGCCTCAAGTGGGTCGACCGCTCGTACTCGATGGCGGACATGCAGTTCGCGGAACTCCGCAACGTGTCCCGCGAGATCATCCGCGAGGCGTTCGGGTTCCCGAAGCCCATGCTGGGCACGGTCGACGACGCGAACCGGGCCAACATGGAAGCGGCGAACGACATGCTCGCCCGCTGGCTCATCCGCCCCCGCCTCGAACGCATCCGCCAAGCCCTCAACACGAGGCTGCTCCCCATGTACGGGAGGCTCGGCCAAGGCTTGGAGTTCGACTTCGAGGACCCCGTCACCGACGACGTCGAGATGGAGTCCAAACAGCTCGTAGCGCAGGCCAACGCGGTCAAGCTCCTCACAGACTCCGGAGCCTACGGACCCGCAGCCCTCGCCGCAGTCGGCCTCCCCGACATCCCCTTCGGCGCCCCCGACGCCGACCCCGACCGCGAACTCCTCATCAAACTCGTCACCCGCGCCCCGCTGCTCGCCCCGATCATCCTGCCGATGCTCGGCTACGACCTGCCCGAGGGAGCACAGCCGGCCAGCGCCGCGTCCCTGGCTCCGGCACCGGCCGCGTCGTGGGGTGAGGCGGTGTCTGGGCTGCTCGCCCTCGCCCCTGCCATCAGCAACGCGGCCACGGACCCGCTGGAGCAGATGCGGCAGGACCACGAGAAGGCCCTCGACGCGCTGCTCGACGATCTCGCCTCGACCGACGGCGACTGGATCGACGAGCTCGGCACCCAGATCGAGCAGGCCATCGACGACGAGGACACCGAAGCCCTCGCCGCTCTGAGCCTCGACTCGACGGACGCGGCCGACACCATCCGCACCGCACTCGGCAGCGCGGCGCAGCAGGCCGCGGACCGCATGGCCGACGAGGCCCACAAACAGGGCGTGAAGGTGACCGCACCGACCGTGGACGAGGCGCTGACCGCGCGCCTGCGCCCCGGACAGATCCTCAACTTCGGTGACGAGCTGAACGCGATCGCCACCGCGGTAGCCTCACTCCTCGCCTCCGGGCTCGCAGCCTCGGCCGCGCAGGAAGCGGTACGCCGCTTCGTCCCCGGGGTGTCCGGGAAGACCGTCGCGACCGCGGTGAAGGACAAGCTCCGCAGCTTGAAGGGCGTGTTCAAGCGGGACCAGCTCGGCGGCGCCATCCACCGGGCGCAGAACGTCGGCCGGATCGCCACCCTCGAAGTCGCGCCCGAAGCGCACTGGGTCGCGAGCGAGAAGAACGACGCCAACACCTGCGACCCGTGCAAGGCCATCGACGGCACCAGCTTCGCGACGCTCGCCGAGGTGACCGCCGCCTACGGAGCCGGCCCGTATCACGCGTGCCAGGGCGGCATCCGCTGCCGAGGCACTGTCACCGCGCAGTGGAACACGACGGGAGGCGGCGACTGATGCCGTTCATCGACCTGCCCGACCGGATTCCGGGCCTGCGCGCACAGGCCAAGTCCGGCGCGCCCTGGTACCAGTTCAGGAACCTGGCGAGCGAGGAACCGGAACTGTTCCTCTACGACGAGATCGGCGGATGGGGCACCCTCGCCGAGGACTTCATCGCCGAACTCAAGGCCATCACCGCACCGAAGCTCCGTGTTCGCGTGTCCAGCCCCGGCGGGTCGGTGTTCGAAGGGGTGGCCCTGGCCAACGCCCTCCGCTCCCACCCCGCCGAGGTGACGATCCAGGTCGACGGCATCGCGGCCAGCATCGCCTCCGTCATCGCCATGGCCGGTGACCGCGTGGTGATGCAGCCGCAGGCGATGCTGATGGTCCACGACGCGAGCGGCCTGTGCATGGGCAACGCCCACGACATGGCGGACATGGCCGCACTCCTCGACAAGATCAGCGACAACATCGCGGACGCCTACAGCGAGAAGGCCGGCGGGACCCGCGACGAGTGGCGGCAGGTCATGAAGGCGGAGACCTGGTACACGGCTGAGGAAGCCGTCGAGGCCGGTCTCGCCGACGAGATGCTGTCCGGGCGGAAGCAGCATGCGGCGCCGGAGGAAGCCGAGCCGGAGATGCGGCAGTTCGACTTCGCTGCCTACGGGTACGCCGGCCCGGCCCGGCCCGATGCGCCGAAGCCTGCGCCCGCAGCCAGCGAACCCGCCCTCACTGCGGACATCCGCTCCCTGATCGGCGAGGAAGTCGCAGCGCAGCTCGCCGCCGCCGTCACCCCGACCGCGGAGCCCGAGCCGGAAGCGCAGCCCGCACCCGAGCCGGTCGCTGCGCTGGAGCCGACCGAGCCAGCAACCATCCCCGAGACCGCCCAGCCGGAGCCCCCGGCCGACGACTGGACGGCGCTCGTTGCCGCCCTCATCCCCGACGACGCAGACACCTGGTCGGCGCTCGTCACCAACCTGATCGAGACCGAAGCGTCGCCCGCGGCGACGGACGCCTGAAGGAGGCACAGTGGCAACCACAACGACCGTCCCGCAGAACGCCGAACAGCTGGCGGAGATGCTCGCTGACCCCGCGAAGCGCAAGGACATCCTCGCCTCGCAGGAGTCCCTCACCGAGTTCATCACCGCCTACGGCGAGAAGCAGCAGGGCGACGGCACCGACCTGAACCGGCAGATCGCCGAGGAGACGCAGCGCCAGTTCGCCGCGATGCTCCGCGACCACGGCGCCGAGGTGAAGAACAAGGACGCCGCACAGGCCATCAAGCGGCTCGACCTCGACCCGCAGGCCAAGCGCGGCGGGATGCTCACCTCGCACCGGCAGGGCACCGCCTACAACGCGGCCGCGGCGGGCGCGCAGGTGGACAAGCACTTCGAGAACTCGATCGACTACGTGCGGAACATCTGGCACAAGAACCCGAACGCGGACGCGGAGAAGCTGGGTGCGCTGCGCAACGCGGCGTCCAGCGTGTCTCCGGCGGACGGTGGGTTCCTCGTCCCGGAGACGCTCCGCTCGCAGCTCCTTCAGCTCGCGCTGGAGCAGTCCGTCGTTCGGCCCCTCGCCACCGTCGTCCCTATGGACAGCAGCAGGGTGCCGTTCCCGATGATCGACACGACCACGAACAACGGGTCGGTGTTCGGCGGCATGGTCGCCTACTGGGGCGAGGAAGGCGCAGCGTTCACCGACTCGAACCCGAAGTTCGGCCGGGTCACCCTCGACGCGAAGAAGCTCACCGGCCTGTCCGCGGTGCCGAACGAGCTGCTCCAGGACTCGATCGTCTCGTTCTCGGCGCTGATCGAGACGCTGTGGCCGCAGGCCCTGGCGTTCGAGGAGGACGCCAAGTTCCAGACCGGCTCCGGCGTCGGTGAGCCCCAGGGCTTCCGCGGCTCCGGCAACCCGGCGGCCATCGCGGTGGCGCGCACCACGACCAACCTGGTCAAGTACACGGACATCGTCAACATGTTCGCGCAGATGCTGCCCTCCAGCCTCTCGCGCGCCGTGTGGATGTGCTCCCCGGACGTTCTGCCGCAGCTCCTCCAGATGAGCCTGACCGTCGGCACCGGCGGCAACAGCGTCTTCGTCGTCAACGCGGCGGCGGGCATGCCGATGTCGATCTTCGGCCGCCCGCTGATCATCACGGAGAAGGCCGGTGCCCTCGGCGCCCGCGGTGACCTGTCCTTCGTCGACCTGTCCTACTACCTCGTCGGCGACCGGCAGATCATGACCGCCGACTCCAGCACGGACTACGCCTTCGGCTCCGACAAGACGACGTTCCGGATCATCCAGCGCGTCGACGGCCGCCCCTGGATCCAGTCCGCGATCACCCCCCAGAACGGCAG